AAATGTGCCGAACGAGCGAAACCCCAAACGTGATTATTGGAGACAAATTCATCAAGTTTACCCCGCCTTCCTAATTCCTCCTTTTCTCCAAAGAATTGGTCATATAAATTACCTAGCGTTTCAATTCCACCATAAACTTGAGAACCGATTGAATAACCTTTAGTTAATATTGACATATTTAACCTATCATTTTCCTTGAATCTGAATGAACTTTAGCTGCTGTAGCACCTTTAAACCTAGCAGTTGGGAGAAATGTTGCTATTTCCCAAAGATCTGCTGAGAGGAATTTTATTTCTGATTCAACTTTATGTATCAGATAGTGTTTAAAACACGGTTTGAATAATCCCATTTTAGCGGAACCTTTTAAAAAATTATAAGATGCTCGAAACCTAGATGATTCATCAAATTTCTTATTATTTGTTATAGTTATTAATTGATCGAGGAACTTAGCTCTCAGAGGTATAGGGAGATAGTGGAGATTCATACCATAAAATCCTTTATGAGCTTTTCCTACCATAATAATCAGTGGGAATCTATCATAATAAGGTAGTGTATCCTTATGTTTAGGATCATAAAAATATGTATACATCCTTCCTGGAGCAGGACGAGTTCTTCTTTCAAGATTTTTATCATTTAAAATATCATCAGATTTAACTCTAATACCACGTAACTCGGATCTAAACCAATCTCGCGACTGCTTAGTCTGTGCTGGTATTTGTTTTTTATAAGCTTTCGCTTGTAGTCTATCGAATAATGATTCCATATTACTATTTATATCACTTTATACCCAAATCTGTTTCATCTAGAACTCGAAATGTATATCCATATTTTTTACACCAGAGTTCTGCTGCTTCCCATTTAGCTTGGTTCACCGCATAGGTTTTAACTTCTTTAATATATTTAATTTTATTATTCGATTTTCTTGGTCGCTTTCGCTGAGATCTCGGTTTCACCTCAATAATATATTTTATTATATTACCAGCGGCATCTTTTATCTTAGCATAAAAATCTGTAAAGTATCTATGAAACCTATTATCAATGGGAGAGAGATAAGGTATAATGATTTCTTCTGAATTCCATTCGAGTACAGCATCTGTGGTATCAAGGTATCTCATCATCTTGAGTTCCCAAGAACTCCTATATTGAATATTACCGCGATCCCCTTTATATTTTGATACATTGATAAGTCGATATCGACCCTGATAATATTTACTCATTGGAATATTTATATAAATAATGGTAACTAATATAGGAAAATTATATGAGTAATAATTTCGTACCAACACTAAATCGAATAACCAATTCTGTTACAGAGTCTGGAATTGTAACTGAAGTAAAACGCGGTAACAAAGTACTAAAAAATGCTATTATCAAAGAAAATACTCAGGGTAGGCTAGGTCCAATCGCGGAAGTGGAACTTCTTAGATTTCCGGAAAATATAACAACTGCTTACCCCACATGGGTTAAGTACGAAATATGGGATTTCCTCCCTATGGGGAAAGGTGGAGGGGCAAGTAATACAAATACTCACTTTGGGTTAAATGTAGCTAAATCTAGTAGCACTTCAATAGCATTAGGGTCAGATGCACAGGTAGAAATTACGGAAAATCAATCTTGGAAACAAGAAGCAGCAGGGGGTATTATAGATCAAATGACGAGCCAATTGGTTGCCGCAGGATTAGGTGGCAGTGCAGAAGGTTTACAGGGTCTTAGTGCTGATGCTGTCATAAGCGGTGGCGTAGACCTTGCTAAAAAGAAATTATCCAGTAGTGGTTTAACCGGTGAAACAATAACGGATAAAATGGCACTTAAGTACGATGGTCCAGAAGGTTCCAGATCATTCTCTATGAATCATAAATTTGTTCCTCGCAGTGAAAAGGAATCAGAAATATCTAAAAAGATTTTAAAATTATTTCGTAAATATTCTTCCCCAAGTTTATCCAGATCTAAGGTTACTGGTGAAGCGATGTCGTTCTATACATCATATAAATTCCCATCATTATTTAAAGTTATTCAAATGGCTGGGAATAATATCAATGAAAATTACCCGAAATACGATCTTTGTTATTGTAAATCTGTTAATGTAAAGTATGGTGATGATGGGGGTAATACATTCTACGGGGACAATTCTCCTGTATCATTTGAAATTACTTTGTCGTTCGAAGAAATAGCCAAGACTACTCAAGAAACAATAGAAGAGGGATTTTAATTATGTATTTTAGTTCGCATCCAACTATAAAATATGGTAATGATAAGGTTATTGATATATTTCACAGATTGACACCGATTAAACACAAATTAGATAATGGTGTAATGCTTGAATTATATGATATAAAAGATTCGGAGTCACCAGAAATTCTAGCTTATAATAAGTACGGATCTACCGAATTGCATTGGGTAATATTATTAATTAATAACATAGTCAACGTTTCAAATGATTGGCCAATGACTATACGGGAATTTAATAAATTTGTACATGAAAAATATACAGAACCAGGTGGAGTACATCATTATGAAGATTCTGATGGGGATGTGGTTAGTAATACTACCGATTACCCTGTTACTAATTATACCTATGAAGAACGTATTAATGACAATAAAAATAAAATAAAATTATTAAAACCTGAGTATATTGAATCTTTTGTGGAAGAGTTTAAAGCATTGTTATGATAACTTTATATGACGATCTATCTGAGAATAATGAGTTAGAAGAACCCGGGCAGTTTGATCTCTTTAAAGTTATCATAACAACAAAGGTCGGGCATGTTGATATTAAATCTATGGTTGAATCATTTAACCTATATGAATCTATATTCAAAACATTTGTTACGGGCGACATAACATTATTGGATAGAGTTGGATTTGCTAATACATCAAATATCACGGGTACTGAACCTGTATATATCGAATTTGGAACAAAGGGTTCTACATTCAGAATAAAATCCTCCTTCATAGTTACAAAGATAAAAAATAAAGAAAAAATTAACGAAAATACCTCGAGATACACATTATCTCTAGTTGCCCCTGAAATGCTAACTGATACTAGGACTAAAATTTCTAGATCTTTTGACGGTAAGTATTCTGATATGGTTAAGGATATATACACAGATTATTTGAGTTCGGGTAATCCTCTATGGTTAGAAGAAACCGACAATAATAACAGAACAATTATTCCGAATAAATCCCCGGTAGATGCTATTAATATGATAGCACAATTTTCGTTAGCAAAAAACGCAGATAATGCAAACTTCTTATTTTTTCAAACCACTAAATCATTTCATTTTAGATCTATTTCGGAGATGATTGCTATCAATTTAATTAAACCCGAGGGGCTAACCTTTCGTGTTGAAAAGGAACAGCCATCTCTCAATATACCTATCTCAGAAAAATTCACAAGAGCTATAGAATTTGAAATTAAATCCAATGGAGACATCCTTAGACATACTGCAATAGGTACATACGGTTCTTCATTAATTAAACATAATCTTAGATCAAAAAATTGGAGGAAAGTTCCTTTCTCTTTTCATGAGATATTTGATTTTGACACGGATACAAAATTCATAAAAATAAATGATAATCCTGTTTCACCAGGTGGACCAGTAACAGAGGATAAGAAAAATTTATCAGATTTCCCTGAGTCATATGTTAATATGATATCTGGGTCTGAGGAACATCAATATCAAACATATTATAATAAACCAGAGTTTGGTAAACTCGATTACGAGAACACCATTCTTCAACGTAAATCTGAAATGAATTCGATGAATTTACAACGAGCAAAATTAACAATTCCGGGAATGTCCGGTCTTCAGGCAGGTGATGTTATTTCTATGTTTGTACCTAAGCCCAAGGCTTCTTCAGGATTAAGCGGAGACAGTATAGAAGAGGATAAAACAGTTTCGGGGAAATGGTTAATAGAATCTATTGCGCATCAAGTATCAGAAAAATATTACTGTGAATTAATGATAATAAGAGATTCTGTTCCAAATTTACAAAAAGAATATAAGGAATTTAATTATCCAGATTCAACGCCAAAAATAATAGACGCATCCCCAATGGGTTCTTCAAACAAATAAAAAGGGGCGAATTAACGCCCCCCAGTATTATCCTACAAAGTACTTGTTATTATATTGTTGTTATAGGATTCATTGATGTGAAATAGTTATATTTCCACGTTACAGAAAATTCTTCTACTGCATCATTT